TATGGAACCAATCATCGGGCACAGAAGTTTCTCATCATTCACCTCCTGGATGAAATGCGGCAAAGCCTGGCAACTAGAACGCCAACTCCAGGCACCACAAATACCTGCGTGGTATTTCATCGGAGGCTCAGCCTTCCACGCGGCAGTAGAACAATTCCTAAAAGAACAATATGAAACCGATTGACGAACTTGTCCCTGATGAATCAAAACCAAAATTTGATTTAAGAGGAATACCAACACACGTATGTGTATGTGGTTGTAAAGTTTGGAATCTTAAAGTAATGTTTGAAGACAACCAAATATCAATGTACTTTTTGGATATGTTTTGTTCCGCTTGTGGTAGCCCTGCTACTGCACCAACAGCAGAGGAATTAGATTGTGAGTAAAGATTTAGCAATCAAGTATTGGAACGCCCATTTCCAAACTATGATTGATGATAAAGCAGCAGCCACAGACACTATCCCTTCTGCTTGGCGTGCTGGAGGTCGTGCCACCAAAGCGTATCCGGAAAAAGAAAACGACATTTGGTGGCAAGACAACGGACCTAAAATGGTTGACAACTTTATCCAATGGTGGAAAAATAATAAATGGTCAGTGTGGAACCACAACGGTGTGTTGCAAGTTGAACCAGAATACAATGTGATGTTTGGTGACATACTTGTTAAATCTTTTATTGATTTAGTTGCTGTGACACCTGATGGTGACATTGCTGTTGTTGATTATAAGTCTGGTGTTTATATGCCTGACACAAATATGCAACTAGGTTTATATGCTTGTGCTGTCCAAAGTGTAACCGGTGTTAGACCAACAAAAGGTTACTTCTATAACGCCCGTCAAGGTATTATGGAAGACGCAGGGGACCTGTCGCGTTGGACAGTGCAACTATTTACAGAACTGTTTGCACAGTTTGAGAAAGGGATTCAGGCAGAAATTTTTTTGCCAAATCTTGGTATGATGTGTAAGTCCTGTTCTGTTAAGGATTACTGCCACGCTTACGGCGGGGAGTTGGCAGTAAAGTATGACCCACTTGCCACTCTATAGAGAAGGAAAAGAATGAGCGCAGAAACACCAGGAGTTAAACTACAGTTTAACTTTAAGATGGGACAAAATCTTCACAATGGATATGTGTATTCCACTGATGAAGAAGAAGCAAGAAAAGTATTAACAATTTTGGCAAACTTAACACCAGAATTAACAGCAGTAGCAACTTTGTTTGGTGCAGTAGAAGTTGTTAAAGCCTCTCTTGGTGCAACACCTATTGAACAACCACGTACACAGTCTGCACCTGCTGATGGTGCTAAAGCGTGTAAGCACGGTGAGATGAAATTTCGCACCGGCTCATCTGCTAAAGGACCTTGGAAGGGCTATTTCTGTCCTTCACCAAAAGGCACAGCAGACCAGTGTGAACCACAGTTCATTAGATAAAACAAAACTAAATACGGATACCTTACTAATTAGGAGCAGTTGTGTTAACGATAAAGCAAGCAGCCGTACGGCATCTTGATGAACCACAACTGCTACCTGATTTATTTCCTTCATTAAAAAAAGAAGGCATAAGGTTTAGACGCGGCCAGGTAACAATGATTGCTGGTCAACCTAACTCAGGTAAATCTTTACTTGCACTTTTTTATGGCATCAAAGCCAATGTTCCAACACTTTACATTTCTGCTGACACCGATGCGTACACCACATCTATTCGTGCTGCCGCTGTTATCACAGGGCATCAAGCAAACACTATTGAAGAATCATTTAAGAATGATGGTCAAGAATTTTATACTAAAGAACTTGCATCATTAAAACATATGGAATTTTCTTTTGACCCATCCCCAACACTTGATGATGTTGATTTGATGGTTAAAGCATATGGTGAAAAGTATGGTGAGTGGCCTCACCTAATTATTATTGACAACCTTATGAACGTTAGTGCTTTGCACGACAACGAGTGGACTGGTATGCGTGACATTATGAAAGCCTGCCACCATATTGCACGCGAAACAGATTCAGCAATATTTATTTTGCACCACACATCAGAGGCTGAGGGTGAGCCAACACGCCCACCGTCAAGGCGTGCTATTCAAGGTAAAGTTTCACAACTACCTGAAATGATTTTGACAGTGGCTATGGAACCTGAGTATTCAGAGTTTCGTATTGCTTGTGTTAAAAATAGGTTTGCTAAACATTCAGCAATGGGTGATAAGTGGATAGCGTTAAAGGTTGATGCTAGTCGTATGACGTTGAAAGATGAAGACCTTATGCAACAGGCTTTAAGATTCCAAGGAGTACAAATATAATGTCGGCTAAAAATAAAGCCAAAGGTTCAAAGTTTGAAACAGATGTAATGAAATGGTTACGTTCAAAAGGATTCACAGCAGAACGTTTACGTCAAGCAGGAGCAAAAGATGAAGGCGACCTAGTAGTTTACGTTGCCGGAACACCATACCTGTTTGAATGTAAAGCAACAATAAAATTAGACTTGCCGCAATTTTGGCGAGAATTAGAAATAGAAGTATTAAACTATGCTGAAGCAAGAGATTTAACTGTTGGACCTATTGGTTACGTTGTTGTTAAAAGACGCAACGCAAGCATTGAAGATGCTTGGGTTATTCAATCATTAGACCAATGGAGCAAACAATATAAACCATAACAAACACGACCTTGAAACTGTAGTTAAACACTACGGTGGAAAAGTTAGAACTAGCACAGGGTGGCAAGCCACCAAGTGTGTGATACATCCTGATGCACACGCATCAGCAACCGTGAACACACGGGAACAACTTTACAGTTGTTTTGTGTGTGACCTTTACGGTGATGTGTACGAACTGATTAAGAAAAAGGAAGGGATAGAGTTCAAAGATGCTGTCGCAAGAGCAGAAAGCATTACTAACGGAAACCGCAGCACGGTATTACGAAGCACTAAACGCAGAGACAGCCTCTTACCTCAAATCAAGGGGAATAAGCAAAGAGGTGGCCGCTACATTCCTGCTCGGTACAGTGACTGATGCTGCACCTGGACACGAACACGCTGTTAACGCTTTAAGTATTCCGTATCTTACTAAAGCAGGTGTTGTTGGTATTAAGTTTCGTAAAACTGATGGTGGTCAACCTAAATACATTTGGCCAACAGGGCAGAAAATTGGGATGTTTAACGTTAATGATTTAAGTTTAGACACAGAAACAATGTGTATCTGTGAGGGTGAGATTGACACAATAATTTTGTCAGGGATGTGTGGTATACCTGCTGTGGGTGTTGCCGGTGTGACACAGTGGAAAGACTGGTTTCCTATGATGCTTGAAGGATACAAAAGAATATTTGTTTTTGCTGATAATGATGTTAAAGAAGATGGCCGTAACCCTGGTATGGAACTGGCTAAAAGGATTAAAGAAGATTTGAACAGTGCAGTAGTAGTTAACCTACCTGAAAACAAGGATGTTAATGATGTGTTTTTGCGTGATGGTGCTGATTGGTTTAAGGATAAGATAGCGTGACAACAATACTTGGCATACAAAAACCAGACCACTGTTTACTGATAGCAGACTCACGTGTAACAGATGATGGTGGCAGAACCTACTCACACAATGCAATGACAAAGATAACCAAACGAGGCAAATATCTTATCGCTGGTGCTGGAACAACACAACCTTGCGACATCATCCAACACATATGGAAACCACCAACACCAACACCAACTTCATACAAAGATTTATACCATTTTATGATTGCAGAAGTAGCAACATCAATGCGCCTTGCTTTAGCAATGAACGGGTACACACCTGACAAAGAATCAGATGAACCAGATTTCATATTCCTAATCGCATTAGGAGGAGTCATATTTGAGTTAGATGATTCCTTATCGGTACTGATGCGAGATGACGGTATCTATGGCATTGGCTCAGGTTCTCCTTATGCCATAGGTGCAATACAAGCAGGTGCAACTTGGAAACAAGCAATGCAAATAGCAACACGAAACAATGTGTTCACAGCACCACCATTTATTACACATAAGCAGACCAAATGACAAGAGAGTTTGTTGGTGGACCAATGGATGGTACACAAATACCTTTAGATGATGAAGATTTAACAGATGAAATACACATAGATATGGTAAACTTGAATGGTGCAATCACTGTTCACATTTATGTGGAAGACGAAGAAACAGGTAACTATAAATATGAAGGTGAATCTTCACCAGATGATTTATATGAAGAGGAAGAAGATGAGGAATGAGTAATGACACAAATGGAGTGGGAACAGGTGCTAATGCTTCTGATGAGTCAGGGGTTCAAAATAGTGGCGCACAACAAACAAACGGAAACAATAACCGTAAGACTCCCACAAACTTTTTCTACGACCACCCAGCAGTCAAAGACCACGGAAGCGGCATAGGTTTACAAGACTTAACATCCTTTATGGAATCGTTCAACGACTATGTGATGAGCCGTATCAAGGGTGTTGGTGCTGACCAGTATATGAAATCAACAGGTCAGTTGTTTGAAACGTTCACTGTTAAAGAAACAGTTGATGAGTTGTTGGCTGAGTTGGCTGACACTATTGCTTACACCAATTTTATTGCTATCAAAGTGATAGCACTATCAAATGCTATTAAGGATAAAGAATGAAACGCATAGTAGTGCTATCGGATATGCAAATACCTTTGCATAATAAACCTGCAATAGAAGCAACAATTAAGTTCGTTAAAGACTACCAACCTGATGAACTTTTTTGTGTGGGTGATGAGGCTGATTGTTTAGCACCGGCACGTTGGTCTAAAGGTTATGTTGCAGAACATTCTAATCTGCAAAGAGATTTAGATGAAACCACTCGTATTATGGGTAGGTTTCGTAAAGCAATAGGTAACAAACCATTTCACCTTATGCGCTCAAATCACGGAGACCGCATACAGAGATACATAGAACGCGATGCCCCCGCCCTCGCTACATTACGTGATTTAAAGTATGAGAAACTTCTTGGCTATCGTGATTTAGAAATCATTTATCATAATAAACTTTGGAACTTTGCCCCAGGTTGGGTAATGGGACACGGTGATGAAGGTGCAACCTCACGCTACGCAGGTGGCACAGCAGTATCATTGGCAAGAAAGATTGGTATGAGTGTTGTCTGTGGACACACACACAAACAAGGAATCATACATCACAACACAGCATTCAATGGCAAACAAACCTCATCCTTGTATGGGTTTGAAGTTGGAAACATAATGGATTTAAAACAAGCAACCTACCTCAAAGGTGGTTCAGCAAACTGGCAATCAGGATTTGGAATCTTATACATTGACAAAGGTAAAGTAACACCAGTACCAGTACCAATGATAGGTAACTCGTTCGTAGTAGAAGGTAAAACATACAAATGGTAGAAGACAAATGGGTACAAGATGTTGTTGAAATAGCACAAACATCAGCGTACATAATCACAAGAAACTACAAAGGTTTCGCAGAAGCAGACGATGTCAAACAAGAACTACTTGAATGGTCACTGAAACGAAACGACAAAATACAAGAATGGTTAAACGAAGACTTATCAAAACAAGAATACCGAATCGGTATCAAACGATTAGCGAAAACATTTAACCGTATGGCAGACCGTTACTGTCGTAAAGAGAAAGCCAAAAAACTTGGTTACTCTATACACGATGAAGCATTTTATTCAACAGGAATGATAGAAGAACTATTACCTATGGCATTCAGTTCAAACATTATAACTAAAGACCCTGCAACAGAGTATGTTTCTAATGGTGGTGGCGACCCTGCCACAGCAGGTTCATTCCTTGCTTCAATGTATGACATAAGAATATCGTTACGCAACCTGACAATAGAAATATATGAGATGATGCGTATGCACTATGAAGATGGTTTAACCCTGGAACAAATAGGTGAATACTTTAACGTAGACAAATCAACTATCAGTAGAAAAATTAACACAGGTATTAAACAGATGAGTAAAGAACTTGGTGGGGAATCACCTTGGGTTTAAAAGTTTACACAGGTGGCACGTTTGATTTGTTTCATTCAGGTCACGTAAATTTTCTTAAACGTTGCCACGAAATTGCTGGCACAGCAGGGCAGGTAATCGTATCATTAAACACTGACAGTTTTATACAAGAATACAAAACTAAACCACCTGTGTGCAACGACCAAGAACGCTACGATGTTATATCTTCTTGCAAATATGTTGACCAAGTTGTGTGGAACAGTGGTGGCACAGATTCCAAACCAACAATCCTGTCAGTTCAACCTGATGTGATAGCAATAGGTTCAGACTGGGCGCGCAAAGATTACTACAAACAAATGCAGTTCACACAAGACTGGTTAGATAAATTAAACATAAGTCTAATCTATATCCCATACACACAAGGCATATCAAGTACAGAAATTAAAACAAGACTATGAACATACTCATAGCCACAACACCTGAACGTGAACATTGGTTAACTGATTGTCTTAAATCTTTTGGCACAACACCTGTAACAGTACGCTCAGACTACGGGTTTGAGTTAGGTAAAATTAGGTGGGCTTATGAGAACACTAACTGGGACAGATGGTGGTTTTTTCAAGACTCGGTAATAATTAAAGACCAAAGTTTTTTGCAAACAGGTTGGGATAAGGGTGCATCTGTACCATTATCTAATTGTCCAACAGCGTTTGGAATGTATCTTGGTATCTATTCACGTGCCACATTAGATAAAGTTGGTATACCTGTTGCACAAAGTAAAGCAGATGCAATCAGGTATGAAGTTGAATGGCATTTAGATTATTGTCGCAACGAATCTGTTGAAGTAATGTTTCCTGAATTAACAGACCATAATGCTAAGGTCACAGAGGAACGTCACGGGCGTATCAACCTTGTGTTAGAAAACGATTATCTAATAAAATATAAAGGCACTTGGACTTAACCTTTTTGTAAGTTCCATTTCTTAAAAAATAATTCTTCATCAACCTTAGTCATAGCCATTAACTCTTGGTTGTCTCTTGTTAATTCGTTGCCGTGAATGTGTCGCACCATAGCAGGAACGTGCACAACACCTTTAACTTTACGTGCTTGCATATCAATATCTCTGTCACCATACCACCATTTGTAATCCTCATCAGGTCTTACATCAGACTTAACATCTAACACCCAACAGTAACCACACACATAACCTTGAAAGGGGAACGGATAACCTAGCGTTGCACCTGTCCCTTTCATAACCTCTGCAATACGGCGCAAAGGATTGTTAGCCAACTCAACATCATCATTTAACACAGCAACATATTCTGCGCCACGTTCAACAGCATAATTTATTCCTGTGTTCCACCACTTATGAATATTAAACTCACCTGTGTATTGCAAATTGATTGCGTCAGGTACATCTTCGTCAGGTAAAGTGCGAACAAGTATTCTTTTACTTGGTTCAATGTCACACTCCTTAAAAATATCTTTCAAGTATTGTGTGCGTGCACCAGTTGGTATAACTAACCACAAGTCAATCATATTGTTATCTCCTCAAACCAAGAAAAATCTGTACGCAAATCCTTCAACGGAAACACATTACCATACTCAACAGTTTCACCCCTAGCAAAACCTTCGTCAGCGTCAATAAAACCAAACACTTCAACTTCCATAAACTCTTTCTCAATAGGGCGCACAGCAAACACAATAGAACCACGACCAGTATCTTTCTTACGAATACACACAGCGTCCTGTGTTCTCACACGCCTAACCTCAATGTTTTTACCAACATCAGGTAGTTTCTTAAACTCGTTATGTTTTTGTGCAGACCAAATAGTTGCGTGCCAATACTGGTTAATTAACTTAGCAACAGCCAACTCACCAATCGCCGCGGCGACTTCTGCTGTTCTATCATCTTCTTTACGTTCAGCGTTCTGGTAGTACTCAGCGTTTTCTTTACCCCAATTCGCTGTGAACCTACGAATACCAATATGGCTAGCGTACTCGTACTCCCACGTTTCAAGTTTAATAATAGCCATTGGCTTTCCTAAACTCTAATGCTTTAACCCAAGAACCATACCTGTCCATAACGTATTTATGTGAAGCAATAAGTTGAATACGATAATCAGCAGACTTTTCTATACCAACCACATCCCACGTTTGGTCAATGAACTGACCTAAACCATAAGCCGTAGACTTTTTGTTCTGTGCATTAGGGTTCCAAGATGACTCCAACATAATCAACTCTTCTAACGCTTTGTATTCTTTAGCCGACACCATTGACCTCGCGTAACCCCTAGCCGTATCAGGTACACGTTGATACTTTATAGGTGATGACACATAACCTGTAACAATTTTGTTTTCTTCTAACGGCTTATCAACAGGTATCATAAGAGCAAAACCAATACCAACAATAAGCATACCGAGAATAAATTTTAACTCCATTTACCACTCCTGTTTCTAATCTTGTATCTGTCTGGTTCGTTAGTGCCACCCCAAATACCTCGCAACTCAGGGTCTTTCAGCGCGTAGTCTAAACATTTCTGTTTAATCTCACACCTGTTACATATTTTCTTTGGGTTCTGCACTTCAGAGAATTGACCTTTTGGGGGAAAGAATAACTCTGGGTCAATCTCAGCACACAACGCGCCTTTCCAATAGTCTCTTGCTATCCACTCCACTTGTATTCCCCAATGCTTGTTGTAGTTTCCACAAATTAACAGCGTCCTTACCTAACCTAACAATATGTTTAGGTGGTTTCATCTTTGCCCCCAAACAAGATACAACAACAACGCAAACCCAAACGAGATGAGTAATTCAACAATCATTTATCCCACCCATTTCTTTTGATAAGTTTTTCTAATGACTCGTCTGTCACTAACGATTTTAATGTGCCAAGTAAAGCATAATCAGCACTTGTTTTATCATCATACTGAGCGTTCAATTCACTATGAATTAACTCTAACATCAAATCTTTATTCATTTGTCGTCCTCGCTTGTCTTAAAATCGTCACGACAATCATCACACCACTTACCCTGAAGATAAGTTTTAGTATTCACTTCACATATTTCACACAACAACAAACTCATTTAGTTTCCCTTCTTATATTGCAAACATCACAAACATAATCATACTCGTTTCGTTCCTGTGCAACATCAACCAATACTCCGTCTTGTTCTATTCCACAATCTAAACATATATAATAGTCATCATTAACTATCTTTGCGTATAAAGTATTCACTTCGTCTCCTCTTTGTTGCACTCGTTATCACACGTACAATACCAAGATTTACTACACACATAGCAAACCCCATAACTATCCTTATTAGATTTCTTGAACATCAACATCATCATAATCGTCCAAGTAATCGTTAGCAGACTCAAGTCTGTCAGTAATCAACACATAAGCGTCCTCGCTACTATTAGCCTCAACACTTACACGAACCCGTGCCGTCCCTCTATAAGTTTTTGTCATTTTATCCTCTTTAGTATCGGTTTAGTATCGTTAGGCACATCAGGTATCTCCATTAGTGCGTCCCATAACACCTGTTGATTTAAGATGATTGAGCG